ATGTTAGTGTGCCTAAATCTAAATTTTTCCTCTCCCCCCTCAGCACCCCACTTTTCACATCAAGCTCTCCACCGTAGCAGGTAGAGCCGAGGGAGATGGTGTAGGTGGTGCCGTTGTATGCGTGATATTCTGTATCTGTTGATGGGTAGTTGATGCTTATGTCGTTGTTGTAGGTTGTGCCATAGGCGCTCAACATTCCAAACAACATATATTTTGCATTTGCTGGTGTTGTGATAACTGTGTTCGGGTTTAAGTTCGCCAAACTTGATATAAAAGTCTTATCTTGTGCATAAAAGCACACTGTCGATTTTACAGTAGTTCCGTTGTAAAACAGATATGATGTACCACCTTTAATCGGAATATAATTCTTTGAGCGGATATTATTATTTGACGAAGCTTTCTGTCCGTTACTTGCGTTCAAAAATCCTAACTCCCACTCTTCATCCCAAATATTAACACCGCTAACATTAACCTTGCACTCATCCCATCCGCTTATCGGTCTAACATTATCGGGGCTTGGGTCTCCTGTCCCTGCCTGCTGTGGCTCTAATGTCACTTTGCATTCCGCAAGTGGTGCTTCCATCGCATCTTCTATAGTGATGAGGTCTCCGCTTGCTTCGCCGTAAACCTTAAGCTCGGGCACTAAAATATCCGTGCTTACTCCGTCAACAGCTATGCTTGCCACAGCCTTGCCCTCTGTCTGTATCTGAGTGACTTCTACATCCGAACCGCCTCCGTGTTCTCCTGCTGTGGTTCTCTGCCATTTGGTTGCATCCCATGTCCCTGTCACTTCATCCTCAAGGCACTCGTACATTAACAGCTCGTACATGACCACATCGCCTGTGTTATAGGTCTCGGTCATGTCATATGCAGGCGCAAGGCTGACTTGTGTGCTGTGCATCACATCGTCAACTGTATCCATGTTGCTATTAATAACTCTTATATCTGCACTCTCTGCCATTGTAGGCTTAGTAAGTGCATAGTTCTCTGTATAGCTTGCCATACTTCCTCCTTACCATGTGTGCTCATCATATAGCGAGCCCCAAGTATATTCATAAACATCGCCCCAAGTCATGCCATCATAATAAATGGATGTCTTGTTCAGAACCATTATGTCTGTAAATGGTTCAACCTCGATGCTGTCAGTAATATCAATGAGTCCGATTGTGTCCTCTGCTCCTATGTCTATCGGCAGATAGGTTGCAACTGTCACATCATCGCTGAATGGTATAACCTCAATGCTATCAGTAATATCTATAAGTCCGATTGTATCCTCTGCATCAATGTATCCGTCCCAAGCTCCGACAGCTACAAGTCCCTGTCCCCAAATAGTGCCTCTTGCGTGTCCTTGGTCTACTGTTATAGTCCCTCCGAGGGATTCGAGTGCCACCTGCCATCTGTACAGAGTATTCGGCTCAACATCAATGACATAATAGAGGTTGATTATATGCTTTCCATCCTCTGACCATGTTTCCGTCGGCTGATAATCTAAGACCTCCGCTCCATCAAAGTAGTATTTGACTTTCGCCTCTATCTCTTCCAATGCAGCATCCGCATCCGCAAGGATTTCTGCTTGGAAGGTTACCATCCGAGCCTCCATTGTTGCGAATCTTATATATATAAGCTCCTGCTCCTCATTGTCATTGATAGTGATGGATTCGGCATTCTTGAAGGTGTACATCTGAATGCCATTCTTATCCGTCTTTGACATAAGCCCTGCTATGTCTTTGTCAGTCTTGTTTCTTGCTGTGGCAAGTGCAGGGTTTGCTCCGAAGCCTTCCACCTTATATCCCACCGAGAACACATACTCATAGTACATGATGCACCCGACAGCTCCGTCTCCGATGCCTCCATCATTGACTATGATGTCTCCGAGATCGTAAGCAGGCGTGTTTAGATACTGTGTCTGAAATGGCGTGTAGTGTATCTTCTGAAGAGCATTCAGAATAGCCATGCACCTCTGCTTCTTGGTGGTCTCAGTTCCGTATTGCAGGAAGGGGTTAGTGCCAAGGTTATATGTCAGCTTGTTATCATTATCGAGATGATAATATTTATATTCTTCGCTCTGAGCATCCGTGTAAGCTATGCCTGTGTACTCTGTCACGAAGTCCGAAAAGGAACTCCCTTCAAACCTCATAGTCTCATCTATGGTGTCCGTGGTGGTGTCCGTGTACTGTCTCAGATATAGCTTCCCATCTCTGCCCATTGTGGCGAATGATGCCAATGTCTGACAGAGCCAAAAGAGTACATCTCGATAGGTCTCACAGTCATTCTCAGAATATAAAGCAAGTGCCTCTGTTCCGTTGGTCAAGGCTTCAACCTCTGCCTGTGTCATTCCTAACTGAACTCTACAGTCTGTGCAGAGCATCTTGAGGATTGAGAATGGTGTTCCGATAGTGGTTGATATATTCCAAGCCTTATCAAACTTGAGCATATTGTCATAAGCAGTGATCTGGACACCGTCCTCGACATGGTTTGCTTCTGCCACAGTAAAGATTCCCAGCGGCACATACTCATAAGATTCATTGGCAAGTTTGATGCCTTCCTGCACCTCTATCGTGATGCCTTCCCATTGATTTCTTGTTACTAATCCCTGTCGGAATGTACACTTTAAAGCCGCTGTGTATACAGAGCCAATCTGCACGATGTCCGTCTCGGAGCACTGGTTTGTGATCGTTAAAGAACCGCCGATTACATCCTCTCCTGTATACCAAGTGCTCCCGACCTTCACTCTTAACTTATATTCTTGAATAGGCTCTAACAAAGCCTGCTTATAAGCACTTGAAACGTCATACATATTAAATCTCCGTTATAGTTAATGAGAGAGTCCATAGTCCTTCGGAAGTGTTCACAAACTCCGAATTATTAGCCAACTTCGGAGCATATCCCCTCATCCTGCAGGTATAAAAGTCACCTTGATATCCGAGTGTTATTGTCGGGAGCTTGCACCACGCTTCGAACTTTTCCAGCCAGAAAGAGGTTACATTCCACGTTCCTCTGAACACTCTCTTATCCAGCCTTCTTACTCTTCCGAGCTCCGTTCCTGCCTCTGATATACTTATGGTCTCGTCCTCATCAAAAGTTATGCTAAATCCGCTCACTGGATTCGGAATCGGTGTTCCGTTAACTATTAAATATCTTTTGCCTAACATCATCTTCCTCCGCTTCTCAATGCATTACCTCTTTGAATGTTCGCAAGGGCTCTCTGAAGCTGTCCGTCAGAGATCTGTACATATACAACCGTGTCTCCAGTTGATAACTGCATATCATTTATCGAGCGGTTAATTGTTCCGAGCTGTCCAGAATAATCTGGATAGAGGGAAGCCTTCATATCATTAGCAACCTGTGTGGTGGCATTCTCAACCTTCGGGATTCCGCTCATGATTCCTTTCGAATACAAGTCCATCATATCTGGACCGTATGTGTGGAAGTTTGACAGAGGTCCTTCTTCTGGTTCAGAGAATCCAAGAAAGCTCTTTATTCCGCTTGCGACATTCTTTGCCGCACCGACAACCCATTTCTTTCCTGCTTCGATTCCGCTCTTAAGGTTTGCCATCATATCAGAGCCCCATTGCGCCGCTTTCGACACAACGTTTCCGATCGCATCCTTCATTCCATTAAATACATTAACAGCGGCATCCTTGATAGCACTCGCCTTGCTTGAAATTGTCGACTTGAGACCATCCCAAGCATTGCTGGCTGTTGATTTGATATTATTCCATGTATTTCCAAGCCATGAGCCAAGACCGCTCACTATGTTCGAAACTCCATTCTTGAGTCCGCTCCATATAGTTGATGCGGCATTCTTGGTGGCATTCCAAGCATTACTTGCCACGCTCTTTATTCCGTCCCATGCTCCACTTAAGAACGAGCCAAGACCGCTCACTATATTACTAATGGTGTCCTTTATTCCTCCCCATATGGTTGAAGCCAGAGACTTAATACCATCCCAAAGTCCGCTTATGAAGTTCTTGAAGCCTTCCCAGACACCTTTTATCCAGTCAACGATTGCTCCCCAGTTCTTTATGATCGCAATAACCGCCACGATTGCCGCAACGATTCCTGCTATAACCGCAACAACTGGTGCGGCGGCTGTAAGTGCCGCTCCGATTGCAGGGATAACAGTTCCTGTGATTACAGTTCCGATTCCTGCAAGTCCTGCTCCACCGATAAGTCCACCGATTGCTGTTACAGCTCCACCAATAACCGTTATGATCGTTCCGATTGCAGATATTAACGAGCCCAGAATAATTAATACTGGACCTACTACAGCCGCAATCATCGCCGCCTTTATAATGAACTGCTGTGTTTCGGGGTTGAGCCCCTTCCACCATTCTGCAACCTTCTTGAGCCCTTCTGCGAGGTCTTGGAGAATAGGAGCAAGTGTCTCTCCGATTGTTCCACCAACCTCAGACAGAGCGAGCTTGAGCTGATTTGATGCGGTCTTCATGTTGTCAATCGGGTCGAGTGTTCCCTCGAAGGTCGTGTCAACTGTGTCTCCCCAATCTCTGACAATGTTGTCGAGGTCTGTGAATGATATCTTGCCCTCTTGCACAGCTTGAGCGATTGATGCTCCTGCCTTGTTTCCAAACAAGTCCATTGCTATCTGCATCTGTTCTGTTCCGTCTTTTGCTCCCTTCATCTGCGTCTGCAGTTCAGCCAGAGCTTGATCCATTGTCTTTCCGTCTTTTGTGGCATTCACAAGTGCTTTCTTCAATCCACCCATTACTGCGGATGAATCCACACCTGCCTTCTGTAATCCACCGAGAAATCCGATTGATGAGTTAATGCCGAAGCCCATCTCCTGCAGAGCCACTCCGTTTGTAGTAAGAGCGGAAGCAAGATCATCAACCGACACACCTGTGGTCTGTGACTCTTTTGTAAGAATGTCCATAACATCGACAGCATCTTCAGCTTCAAGTCCATACATTGCCATTGCACTCTGAACTTTGTCGATTGAAGAAGAGACATCCGTGTCGTTTAACTCTGCAAACTTAATAAACGACTTTGACAGTTCTTCGAGGTCTTCTCCGTATACATCAAATCGTGTCGCAACCCCACCGATTGCCTCTCCTGCTGTATCAAAGTCTGTCGGAATCTCTGTGGTTATTCTTTCCAGAATCCTTCCATAAGCCTCTGCCGCTTCTCCTGTTGCTCCTGTCTTCTTGGTGATGGTATCCATAGCACCATCAACCTCATTAAAAGCATCAAGAGATTTCTTTCCGAAACCTACAATCGGAGCTGTGACGGACTTGGTAAGATTGCCGCCGAGCTGTTGCATGTTATCCCCGACACCCTTAACCTTATTTCCGAGCTCCTGTATGTCCTGTCCTGCCTTCTGTACCTCTGAACTTAAGTTCTTCAGTCCTGTGCCGCTTCCAAGATCATTAAGCGCAGTCGCTGTGTTCTGTGCTTCCTGCTCGAGATTCTTTAACTCCGCTGTTGTAAGCGAAACCTCTGACTGTAAAGCATCATACTGGTCCTTGGTAATTGTTCCCTCTTCCAGAGCCTTTGCCGCATCCTCTGCGACCTGCTTCTCCATTTCGAGCTTCTCTTTCGTCTGCTCGATTGCTTGGTTAAGAAGTCCCTGCTTCTGCTTCAGCGTGTCAAGATTCTTCGGGTCAAGTTTAAGTGCCTTATTGACAGTCTTTAAGGAATCCTGTGTATTTTTCAGACTCTTATTAACGTCATTTAACGACTTAACCAGTCCGCTGGTCTTTCCTTCAATTTCAATTGTGATGCCTTTAATATTTGCCATTGCTTATATCCCCATCAACTTCTTATAGTCCTCTGAAGTTCCCTTCACAGGATATTTATAGTTGTCGTTTGCGCTTTCAATGATGACATCCATCAATTGTCCCCATGTCAGAGAATCTATCTCGTCAAGGGTAAAACCCACCTGCTTTGCTCTTAAAATGGTAAGAGCAGATGTCATCACTCTGCTTGTGGGTTTGTCATGTTTTTTGGGCTGACGGAAGTCTTTTTATTCTGTGCATACAAAGCTAAAATTTCTGCGCCTTTAATCTCAAGCTCATATGACTCTATACCATCGAGCCAGTCATAGAAGTTCTCTTGTGTCAGATTCTCCACTTCTCTCCATCCTCCGAGTGTGGCTCTCTTGTTCATTACAAAAGCAACCTTTCTTATCAGATCTGGGAGCTTGTCTTCATTTCCCTCAACGTGCTGGATTGCATATCCAAGATTAATTCCAAAGATGTGGTCAACCATATGATCAGTCATGGCTGATGCCTCAAAGTCCATCATTTTGCCACCAATTTCAATCTGTCCTCTCATTTGTAATTTCCCTTTCAAAAAAATGGAGCGGAACTCCGAAAAGAACCGCTCCGTTAATATTATTCGCCAACAGGCTCTTCCTCATCATTATCCGATGAGGGTGTGTTAGGGAGTAGTCGAAGGCTCATATACACTATCGAAGAATGTGTTATATCCTGTCTGTCCCTTTGTAAGCGTAGCCTGTATCAGATTGCAAGCCTCACCATCGAGAGTCACTTCGTCAGCTCTTCCAATAGCCTTGATGGTTACTGTCTGAGTCTGAACCTCTGTTCCGTCCTCTGTGGTAGCTGAAGATGCTTCGGGTCTTGAAGCTGAACATTTATAAAATACTGTTCTCTGACCGCCAACATCACCGCTTGTTTCATAGCCGAATGCGAAATACTTTGTTACTGCATTCTTTACCTCTACAATCGCTCCGTTTTTGTCCTCGATGTCTCCGAAAATATCCTTCTTGAAGCTGTTCGGAACTGATGCACTCTCAAAGTCTCCCTCATAGCTGGATGCTGAAGATGTTACATAGTAAACACCATCATCCGCATAGAAGTCCTCCTGTGAAGCATTGTTCTCAAGTCCGATTGACACTGCACCCGGCCACTTCTTCCAATCTCCATACGTTGTTGTAACTACGCCGGTCTGTGGGTCTGTGGTTTCTGTCAGTGGTGCATAATATGCGTTTTTGAGTCCAAAATGAACTTTATTCTCTGCCATTTGATAAACCTCCAAAATTGTAATATGTAATGGTCAACTGCTCATCCTCAACGATTGCCATATCAGATGTCCACGGTATCCCATTTTCTTTTAACTTTTCTCTTATAGTTTCATGAAGCTGCGGATTAATCTGCTCGCCCTCGTATACCCGGAACTCTACATTCAGAACCTCATAATATACCACACTGTCCGCCACAAAATTGTTAGGCTGAGAGATATGATAAGTTATGAATGGAAGAGGGGTTCCCTTTTTAATTCGATTAAAGCCAACAGGGATTCCGAAGCTTGATAATAAATTATAAACGTCTGTCTGTGTCATAATTCTGCCTCTATCTCCTCTTGAATCTTCGCCTCAAACTCCGTCTGGCAAAATTCCTCAACAGGCTTAATGTGCGGAATAGCTGCAGTGCTCTTTCCGGTCGCATGACCATGAACAACGATTTCGTGACCATTTTCAAGAAGATGTGTAAGTTGATACTGCTTATTGTAAACAGTCACTTTCTTAGCTTTATCCTTCTTTTTAGCCCAAGCATCTGCATAATGACCGCCCTTGCCCTGTCCTCTCGGAGATGTAGCCTTGAGCTTCTTAACAGCTTCTTTCGCAGTCTCATCTGCTGCTTTATCAACAGCCGTTTCGACAGCGTGCGGAATTTCCTGCAGAATCTGTTGTATAGTTGAAGCCAGGGCTTCTGGTCCTATCGTTATTCCTTTAGCCATACGTTACACCGCCCTTCTTCTCGAGATATAACTCGATTATATCGGAATTAGCTGCACGATATGTTCTGTATATTCCGTACCTTGTGCCGTTAATCTCAGCAATTGTCTGATCAGCGTACTCAAAATCATAGACTGTGACTACATATTCAGCATTAATATCATTAGCTCCGGCATCAAACCATTCGGAACGACTCACAGATCTGATATTCCCCATTATGGTGGATTCCGTCTCTGTAACTGTCTCCTGCCCTATATCGTCGATGGTTGATGTCTCACTGATCAACGTAATTTCAATCAGATTGTCCATCATCCACCTCCGCATAGTCTGAATATTTACTGCTCATGAGCAGTTCTTTCTTTGCCAGATCATATGAAGCCCTTAAAGCCTTGCTTCTTTCCAGATCAGAAGTCTGATACCATCGATACCCGGCATACAAGAGGATTGCTCCCTTAATCTTGCCTGCCGGATTCTCTGGTATTACTATATTAGCCGTGGCAACCAGGTCGTCTTTAGCTTCATCAATGAGGTCATTGATCTGGCTGTTAATAGCCTGACTATTGATTGATATTCTGTATGCAGTTTTAAAATCATCTATTAAAGCCATCTCATGTGCCTCCCATCAATTACTCTGTAACCTTGTTAATCTTAACGAATGCCTTAGGAGCTACAACTCCCATTCCTACATACTGACGTCCTACGATCTTAACGAGATCCTTCTCAGCAAGTGAAAGGTCATCAACCTTAATCTTAACATCGTTGCCTGCAGGGAAGTTAGCCTGGAAGCCGTATCCGATATCTCCGATGATAACTACTGTATCATCTTCAGAAGCTGCACTGAATGCCTTAAGTGCATCTGAGTAGATAATTCTGTCCTTAAGTCCGTCATAGATATCAGCTCCATAGCTAAGTCCAAGAGCAACAGCCTCAAAAGCTGCTTTTGTCTGTCTGTTCATAACTATTCTGAGATCCTTTGCCTTTCCAGAAAGAAGAGCAACTGCGTTAACGATTGTATCAGCAGCGATTGCTGTAATTTCTAAAACAGGAACTCCGGGACCCTGTGCAGCACTTGTTGTCGCAGGAGCAGCAATAACCTTTCCAATAGCGATTTCGTCAGCCTTCTCAACTATCTTATGTGCTACTTCCTTATAAATCTCCTCAAGTGTATCAATTGTTGTACCCTCAAGAGCTTCATCGGAAACTGTGATCCACTTCTTGATTGACTCAGCCTTGAGTTCTACTGTGCCCCAAACAAGAGTCTCTTCTGTTGGTGCATTTGTGCCTTCAACATGAACTACAGCATCTGTTGCGGATACTTCAAAGCCAATCTTAACATTTCCCTTGTATGATGTTCTCTTCGCAAACTGAAGGAACTGTGCGTCCTCCCATGCGTTCTTGATCTCATTCTCAAGAACTTCCGGAACCGGAACTGATCCACCGGTTACATTCTCTGTAAGAAGTGCTCTTGCTTCTGTGAAATCATCTGTAAGCAAGCCTTTAATGAATGCCTGTCCATATTCTGGTGTATTTCTCATTTCCATATCTGTCATTTTTGTATCCTCCTCTTTTCTTTCCTCAATGACTTCTGCCATCTGATCCGCTGCAACTGCAGCTCTTTTCTCTGCAGCTTCCTTGGCTGCGGTCTTAAGCTCCATCTGACGCTGTTCGATGGCATCAACTTCTGCGCTGAGAGCTTCAATGTCGGAATCCTCCGATTCCATTTCGACTTTAATATCTGCTACTCTCTGATTAAGAGCTTCGATATCAAGAGCCTTGATTTCCTCAATTGTCATGATTAAACCTCCATTAGTTTAATTCTGAGCTTCAAAAGCTCAATCTGTCTGTTTCTGTGTTCAACTCTCAGTCTCTCCGCTGTCTCTGCCTCGATCACTCCGTCAAGGTAAGAACGAGTTGCAATATCTATCTCAGTGTCCGGGTTTGCCGGGAAGCTTACCGCCGACACATCATATAGCTTATCAATTCCGAGAATCTTTCTCGTGTGTGTTTTCTGATCATAGGACTCTTCATTCACTGTAAATGCGAAAGACATCTGATAATAGTTATGGATTTTAATATCCTCATAAATCTCTCTCGCACTTGCTGTTTGCCCCAGATCTATTCTGCAGAATAAACCATGCTCATCGACTTTCAGATCTACAAGGCCATTCTTTGTTCTGGCATATACGGGGCCTGCATGATCAATGCGGAAAACCACATCTCCCATATCAGTATTCTTGAAAGCTTCTGAATCAATCTGTTCGATATATTCTATTCCGGTGTCCGGATCTTTCCAGAGAACATACGGAGCAAATGTCGAAGCATAACCTTCAACGATAAAGCTCTCAGGCTCTCCATCTACCCTTTCCCTGATCTGCAGATCTGCAGGTCTGTAAAATCTATTCTCATTCATCTTCATTTCCTCCATTGTTTAGATCATTGGCATCTTTATACTCGCCTCTAATCGTTCTTACATCTCCACCATCAACCGGCATGAGGTTAAATATCTCACGGGCCTCGTTAATGGATAAAATCCCTCGATCTGTGAGTTGTGCAGCCACGTTCAATTTATCAGCATTGCTCATATACTGAAGTCTGTTCGCTGTTGCCATCAGTAAAGAGCCCTGGCTCTGTTCTCTCGGAGTAAAGAGCATTCTGGTCATTACTTCCGAGAACTGAATCGCAAATACCTCAACGCAGCCTTCATAGAATGCAGCCCATTCATCACCATTCGCAAGGTTCTGAAGAATCCGCTCATTGACTCCGTAATAATTATAAACATTGGTCTGAATAAGTTTCATCTGTCCTTCATCCACAACAAAGGACTTAGAGTCAAGCTTGGTAATATTGGTATAAGTATTCGGGAACAGGAGCAGTCCTTCCGAATCAGCATCAGCTGTGAGGTTCTGAGAAGTGAATCTCTTTCTCTCCTTCGCCAGATCCTCTGTCTTCGTAAAGTTAGATACCTGAGCCCAAAACTTATATGTATTACTATTCTTCGTTGCATCCTTGATTCCGTCTCTCTGGAGCTTGATCAGAGACATTGTATCGAGCAGAGCTGCGTTACTTTCTCCGAAGAAATCACTCTTATATTGAAATTTCGTCATTATTCCGATGAGATCCAACTCAATAGCTGCAGTCTGTCCGTTATTGAATCTGTATCTGATCCACGGCTCCCCTTCAACAGATATTACTTCACACCTGGTCGGAAGTACCGGATATACACCGATTATCTCCCCAAACTCTCCAAACACAGGAACAATGAACGCTGTGTTCTGCATGTCCAGAATGGTTGAAAGCCTATACAGAAACTGACTCCATGTCTGAAAGTCGTTAGGAGACCTCTTCATTCTGATCTGAAGCTTCGGCTTTGCAGCTCCCTGAATCTCTACACGGAGTTTGCTTATATGTCTTGCTCTCGCATCAATAGCACTTCTGACAAGCTCCGACTCATAGAGTGAACCGCTCCAAGATGTATACACCGGCTCATATGCAGTTAATAATTTGAATTTGCCATCCACCTTTTGAGGCTTTGGCTGTTCAGATTTTCCGAACAACTTTTCAAACAGTCCCATTTTTAACTCCTATTAGCTAATTGATCTCCGATCTGACTGTTCCACTTCTGCTTAACAGTCAGAGCATCTAACATTGCAGCCACTCCATCTATGTGATCAGAAGCAGCCATCTTAACAAGCTTTGTTCTGTTGCTTTCGTTGTCATGCTTCAATGCAGCATTCAACAAATGTATTTTCAAAAGATCGTTGTTTCCAATCTTCAACTTACCATCCTTTGCTTTGCCTTCCATTTCTGAAATGACAGGCCCGAGGCTATATCCCTGATACACATCATCACAATGGAACCCTCGATTATTCAACTCTGTAATCAGATACTGACTTGAATATCTATCATATCCGACTTGGAGCGGAAGAATCTCATATTCATCAACCAGACTGCAGAGCCAGTTGAAACAATCATGATAATCGATGAAATTATCTCCGGAAAGCTCAAGCCAACCCTTCTGGATGTATTCCCTGTATGGCAAACCATCACGAAGAGTTGCTTCCTCAAGCTTTTCTGCAGGCATCCAAAATTTAGCCAGGACATAATTAACATCGTCCTTTTCAATTATCACGCACGCAGCAGTCAAGTCCGTTGTCATTGATAGGTCGATTCCGGCCACACAGTAAGAGCTTCGGAACTGCTCAGGAGCAAGCTCCTCACATTCCATCTTCTTGACCGTTTCCGTGCTGAGCCATGCAAGAGAGCTGTTCTGCTTAATGTTGCAATACTTAGTCAGAAACTCGGCCTTCTTACTTAGCGAACCTTCCGCAATGGCAATCTCTTCCAGAAGGTAGTCCACCGACACACTAACTCCGAGATTTGGATTACTCTTCTGGAGCTCATTGATGTCATTCCACTTTTCCGGATCATCAATCATATACAAAAACGGAAGCAATCTCTTTTCCTTTGAGTCCCCCAGAAGGAACCTTGTGGCTCTCTTAATCAGCTCATCATAAATGGATTCATTGATGTATCCTGCAGTTGATATGCTCAGAAGCAGAGCCTCTGGTCGGGCACCCATTCCGGACTTCATAACCTCATACTGCTTAAGCCCTTGATCACCGCTCCAGCTTGCTATCTCATCGCATATTGTCAGCGATGGGTTAAAACCATCAGATTTCTTGGCACTGAAGGCTATCTTCTTAACTGTGCTATTGGTGGATTCAATAAATAGATCCGTCATTCTGTGCCTTGCTGTGTTTGGCTGTGCATCAACAGGGATTTTCGGGTCTTGCTTCAATTCCTTATCAAGTGATATCTGAGTCCATATGTTAGAGTATATTATTTCCGCCTGATCTAACTTCGGAGCAAGGCAGTATATTCTCGTTCCGTATCCGCCATCGAGGAAGAATATATAATTTGCTATCGCAGAGGCAAAAAGGCTCTTGCCGTTCTTTCGGGCAACCACGAGGACTATTTCTCTGAATATCCTCTTATCCTTTTCATCCACAATGCCGAAGATACAGCTTATAAGAGCCTTCTGCCACAGTTCCAATTTCATGAGCCCCGGTGCAAGCTCTCCCTCTGTATGTCTGCAGTGCTTTTCAATCCAGTCAATAGCTGCATCTGCCTTCTTTTTATTGAACATGAAAGTGCCAGTCTTTATTCCGTTAATAATATATTCATAAATCAGCTTTATCCAGGAACCAACGATGATACTCTCGTCTTTTATGCCCTGGTAATACTTAAGAATGTAATTATCTTTCAATCTTGACCAACTCCCCGAAAATGACCCTAAATATTGCTATATCTTTTTTTAAAGTACAGCACCGTTCACCATCGACAAACTTTTTTTAA